GGTGGGCTTGACAAAGGAAATGAATTAGTGAACGAGATGACTGACCAGGAGTTAGTCCTCGACGACGCTGCTAACCCGTATACGGTGCTTTGCGACGAAGTTGAGGACGGATGCTCCCAGAGTCTGCGTTTGCTGAGAAAAATGAAAACGTTAGTAAAATTCTACGAGGGATTGGGTGTCCCCCGCAGTAAAAAAGAAATGCCCCTGCACATAAACTGCGGTGGCCTCCGGGCAGCCGTGAGACAATGCTTCTCCGACGACATAGCTATCGTCTGGGAATTAAGCTTCAAGACTATTCAGAAGATTGAGAAATCTTGCTGTAAAGTCTGTTTGCCTCTTTTCGAAGAGAAGCTTGACCAGTGGAAAGAGGCCAGGTTCCGACCAGTTGCAGTCGACAACGAACATCTCGAGCGATTCAGAATCGCGATGCGCGCCAATGTCGAGAAGGGGTGGGACAGCAAGCGTTCCCCGTTTATCCCTAATGGTCATGCAACCCGCATGTACACGAGAAGGGACGGGGGTAATTGGAATGAGGAAGAATTTTCAACCGATTGTCGTACTGAATTGGTGTTTTCATCTGGTAAACCCAGGGTAGTTACACTATACTCTGCAGAGAACACTCGGCGATTGGCTCCACTCCATTACTCACTATATGAAATGCTAAAAAAGCGAGGGTGGTTGCTTGTCGGTGACCCGACCGAAAAGCACGTCAAGGGCCTTACAGGCGCATCTCTACTGAGTTTCGATTACTCGTCGGCGACTGACAACATCAAGTCGGCTTACGTAAGAGTTGCAGTTGAGGTCCTTGAGGAAATGGCGGACGTTATCACGGAGGAAGAACACCAGGCATTGCAAGTGCTTGCCAATCTTCGTGTTGACGGGAGGGAGACTTTTACAGGGCAGCCCATGGGCTCTGTATTGTCTTTTCCACTCTTATGCTTGATCAACAAGACCGTAGTTGACATGGCACTCACCGCTATGATGTTAAGGAAGGAAATTGGTTTTAAGGAATGGAGTGGACATCCGCTATTGGTTAATGGCGATGATCTACTAACCCGCGAGGTGCGGGCAACCACCAATCTCCGAGGCGAAATCGTCGCTCAAGGAGGGGAGGTCGGGCTAGTTGTCAATGAAGAGAAAACTCTTGTGTCCGATTACCAGGGTGAAATCAATTCGACTCTGTTTGAGCATGGCGAAAAACAAAGGAAATTTAATGCGTCGTCGATGTGGATGGACGCTGATGTTGAGGACGTGTTAGGTTTTGCAGCCGAAGCAACGTCCGATGGAAAAACCTTCAGGAAGATAGTACGTCGGAATGTGAATATACTTGCCAAGCAAGTAGATAAACATTTGACCGAAATACCTCTATCGTTAGTAACCATCTGTCGCAAGGATCCGAAGATTCGCGCGGCCATCACCAGCTTGCCAGACCGTGTTAAACGGACCAAAACGGGAGTAATTAGTATGGCTACCAGGCCTGAAAATTATTCCCTTAGTAGGGATGAAGAACATGAGGCAATGAGAAATGAGATTGAGCGTGTTAGGGAGGCTGGAATAGAAAAGGGGTCCGAAAGGGTTCCTAAGTACAAACCGGTCGTTTTACCTAACGCAAGATCTTTTAACTCGGTCCGTAAACAACGGCGAAAGAACACGGCAGAACTTATGCCGTCGTGTTATGTCCGATGTTTCGTTGAAAAGATCAAGAATGAGGGTGTTTTGAGGGAGGTGGCTCCTCTCGAATTGTCGTTGCCCCCGGGTGACGGCAGTCAAGTGGCAAGAATGCTTGACAATATCCGCGCGTTTAAACTTACGCGAAATAGCAGTGCATACCCCGGAACAATTGAGGCTACGGCCGATTTTGTGAGTTTGTGCTGCTAGTACTGCAGCTCACCGAGTTAATACCTCTCGGGCCTTCGGGTGGTGTCTGGAAACAGACGTCAGGTGGTTCTGTGCCGG